TTGTAGCTGCTCATGGTTATTTTGGACGTTTGATCTTCCAGTATGCATCTTTCAATAATTCTCGTAGCCTTCACTTCTTCCTTGCTGCTTGGCCTGTTGTTGGTATCTGGTTTGCTGCTTTGGGCGTTTCGACCATGGCTTTCAATCTTAATGGTTTCAACTTTAACCAATCTCTACTCTCGTCTGAAGGTCAAGTAGTTAATACTTGGGCCGACATCTTGAATAGAGCTGGGCTTGGTTTTGAAGTGATGCACGAGCGCAATGCTCACAACTTCCCACTTGATTTAGCTACACACAAAACACCTATCATTGGTTAATTATGACCTATTCCGGCGCCACTACTTTTAATATCCCAAACAACCGGCACACTGAAGCTGTTGAACCACTTGGTATCCCTACCGTGGCTCGGCAACTTACTGCTACTGCAACTTCTGCTAATACAGCATTGACTGCCAACATCTCTCGTATCAGTATCCGTGCTCGCGGTTGTGATATTCGATATGTAGTTGGCGTCGGGGCCCAGACTGCAAATGCCTCTACTAGCCACTTCATTGCTAATGGTGAGCGGCTCGATATTGCTGTCCCATTCGGAGCAAACATTGCTGTCATCCGCGAGAGTGCAGCCACTGTTAATGGTTCACTGGCCGTTACTGAGCTTACCTAATCATGAGACTAGCTGGAACTAAGCTGGCGGCAAATCATCAATACCGTGGGTTTGGTGATCAGCTTTATGATTTATCGGGTGTACGTCCGTCACTCGATCTTAACTTCTCTGCTAACAAGAGTCTTATTGATTCAGCAAGTGGCCAGAACCTCGTCACCTTCACCCGCGCCAGCAGCGGCACGTTCGTGGGCAGCGACGGCCTGATCAAGACGGCGGTGACGAACGAACCCCGCTTCGACCACAACCCCACGACCGGCGAAAGCCTGGGGTTGCTTGTGGAAGAGCAGAGGACGAACTTAGCTTTTCCTTCAAATATGCCAACGTCTGTAGTTCAGACAACAACTGGCAATATGCAAGCCAATGGAGCAACGCAAATAACATCTGGCGTGCCTGCTCCCGATAGCTCAACAAACGGCTTTACGGTTTCTGGCGCAAGCGCTACCACAAACAGTTCGGGAAGCAATAACGTACGCATTTTAAGCGTGATGGCTGCGGCTGGAACACATACCGTTAGTATGTGGATTAAAACAAATAGCAGTTCTACTACCGTAACCATAAGAGACGCAACAACTTCAACGGGGGTCGGTTTTGTTACCACATCAAGCTGGACGAGAATAACTGCAACTTTTAACAATACCAGTGCTGGAAATATTATCCTTCTTTCAACGTCTGGAACTGCATTCGATTGCTTTGGAGTTCAAGTCGAATCTGGCTCCTTCCCCACCAGCTACATCCCTACCACCACTGCCACGGTCACCCGCAGTGCAGACGTGGCCAGCATCACGGGGTCAAACTTCAGCAGCTGGTATCGGCAGGATGAGGGGACGTTGTTTGCGGAATTTCAAGTTGATGCCAATTTGGATACAATTCAACGTCAAGTATTTACTTTTTCCGACGGAACAACATCTAATAGAATTAGATACCACGACAGGGCTAGTGCTTCGCCTCAATTTAGATTCGAGGTGGCCGGTGTGTCAATGTCAACTAGTCTTTCCACTTGGAATTTAGGTGCAAATAAAATTGCAGGTTCTTGGTCAGCATCATCGGCAAATTTTGGAACTAATGGAACACTAGCCGCTCTTAACATCTCAACTGTGCCTACGGTAAATCAAATTACGATTGGCCAAGAAGTATTAAATCACATAAATGCTCCCATCCGCCGCCTCACCTACTGGCCCCAGCGCCTTCCTGACAGCACCCTCCAGGCGGTGACGCAATGACCCACTACCTTCGCTTTCCCGATGCCGTAGCTGGCATGGTTGCCTTGGACAATGCAGGGCTGCTGGATGACGGGTTGAACCCCATCACGGCTAGTCACTCCCACGCTTTGGATGTGATCGGCTCTATTGATGGTCTAGCTGGTTGGCACGTTAATTACATCGGCGAGTTACCTGATGGGTGGGACCAATATCTGGTAACACCTGAATCACCTGTGCGAGTATTTGCATAAACTGGATTGGAGGCACCTCAGAGTAGGACCTCCTTTTCTTTGACTGAGGCCGGTTACGACCGACACCCTTAGTCATGACAGTCGGAGAGACGACAACAAAAATGGACAACAAAAATTCTAAGCGCTTAGAGAGACAACAACACAAAAACTCTCTCTTTAACTATTGTGGCTAACACTCTTGTAACTCCGGTCGGTCGTATTAATAATACGTCTTCGACCCCCCTTGCTCTTGGTACCGCCTATGATACCAAGTACGCAACTTATCTGAAACTGTTCAGTGGCGAAATGTTCAAGGCCTATGAGTCTTCGACGATCGCCAAAGGCACCGTGCAAAGCCGTACCCTGAAGAACGGCAAAGCTATGCAGTTCATCTTCACGGGGCGCATGGAAGCGGCTTATCATGAGCCGGGTACTCCTATCCTCGGTAGTGGTGATCCCCCGGTGGCCGAGAAGACCATCGTTTGTGATGACCTTCTGATCAGCTCTGCTTTCGTTTATGATCTCGATGAGACTCTTGCTCATTACTCCCTGCGGAGCGAGATTGCTAAAAAGATCGGTCATGCTCTGGCCGAAGCTTATGATAAAAAGATCTTCCGTCAGATCGCTAAGGCTGCTCGTGAAGCTCATCCCATCACTGCTGCTCCTGGCCCTGAGCCCGGCGGTAGCGTGATCCAACTGGGTGCCAACAAAGAGTATGATGCTCAGGCCCTGGTGGATGCCTTCTTTGAAGCTGCTAGTATTCTCGATGAAAAGAACCTGCCCAAGCAAGGTCGTACTGCCGTGCTTTCTGCACGTCAATATTATGCCTTGATCAGCCAGGTGGATTCTAACATCCTGAACCGTGACTACGGCGCCTCACAGGGCAACCTGAACAGCGGCGAAGGTCTCTATGAGATCGCCGGTATCACTATCAAGCGTAGCAACAACCTGCCCTTCCTGGCTGGTAATGTGGCTGCTGTCAACGGTGAGAACAACAACTACGCTGGTGACTTCACTAACCACTGCGGCCTCATCTACTATAAGGATGCTGCTGGTGTGGTGGAAGCTATTGCTCCCTCTGTGCAGACCACCTCTGGTGATGTCTCCGTGATGTACCAGGGTGACCTGATCGTGGGTCGTCTTGCCATGGGTTGCGGTACGCTGAACCCTGCTGCTGCTATCGAGCTGCAGTCGGCTCGCTCCTGATAAGGGAGAACGACAATGGGATTCGCTCCTGTTGACGGTGTAGGCGTCACTACAAGTGAAACCGCCTACATGCGTCCTCCTATTGAGCCTGGTCGTGAAGGTGGTACAGTTGTTACTGTAACCCGTCTGACTAATGGTACTGGTCAAACAGCTGGTACCAAGGCCACCACTGTTGACAATATTAACGGGACTGGCTGTACACTTACTACCACCGTCACTGGTGGTGCAGTAGATGGCCAGACCGTTGCTGCTGGTGGTGATGGCTATCGCGTTGGTGATGTGCTGTCAGTTGCTGGCACCACAAGTGCAACCTTCCGTGTTGCCACTGTTTCTTATACCAACTGAGGTACCCTTTAAATGGCAAATCTTTCTACTGCTGCTGGTAACGGTGGTGTGGGCGGTACTGAATCCGCTCTGCCCTCCGCTGTAACTGGCGCTTACGGTACTGCATACTCCGACAATGGCAACCTTGCTGTTGCTGGTAATGCTGCCGTTCGTCGCTGTGTTGCACGTACCAGTAAGTCTGCTCCTACAACTGCTTCTAAGGTGTTCTCTGAAACCCAAGGTTTCCGTACCGCCTACTCCGGTGTTGAAGTCGATAGCCCTGCGCTTGATGCTTCCCGCACCTGATTAATAATACAACGGGGACCTCTTAACGGGGGTCCCTTTTTTTTAATTCCTATATAACGTCATTGTTATGCCGTATACCAATAACGCTCAGGCTGAGCTACAAGCTGTTAATGAAATTCTGGCGTCTATTGGTCAGGCGCCTGTTACCACCATCGAGGCACAGACCATCACGTATGAGGATGGATCGACTGTCGAAGCTGTAATCAACCCGGAAGTTGCAATTGCATATGAGACCTTAATGCAAGTCTCTCGGGAGGTACAGGCAGAGGGTTGGACATTTAACCGAGAGGTTGAATATACCCTTACACCAGATATAAATGGCTACCTATCAATGACTGGTAGTATGCTACAGATGGATCTTAGTGATGTAATTGATAATGCTAATTACGACACTGTGATCAGGAACAGTAGATTGTATGATAAGATTGGGCATACAGATGTATGGGATACCACTAAGACATACTCAGTAGATGTCCTCTGGTACTATGACTTTATTGACCTGCCCCAAGTATTCCGTGATTACGTCACAGCACGAGCAGCTACACGTTGTGCTATTCGTCTTGTAGGTGATGTGAACTTGACACAAGCGTTGGCTTCATTTGAGACGTGGCGTAGGTCTAACTGTCTTGAGTATGAATGCAATGAGGGTGACTACACTATGTTTGGATTTAAGAAAGGTGACGGCTTCTATAACAGCTACCAACCGTTTAAGGCTCTTGCACGATGACTTCAGTATCTCAACGTATCCCTAGTTTTGTTGGTGGTGTATCCCAACAAGCTGATGAGAAGATGGCTCTAGGGCAAGTGAAAGATGCTCTGAATTGCTATCCAGATATTACACTTGGTATGATTAAAAGGCCTGGTGGTAAGTTCCTTGGTAAGTTAGCTAGCCTGACTGCTAACACTGCTGATACTGCTGCTTGGTTCAGTATGTTCAGGGATAACCAAGAGAAGTACATTGCTACTGTCTCTGCTGCTGGTGTACCAAAAGTATGGAACCTGTTGACAGGTCTAGCTGCTACTATCTCTTACCCGGTCGGTAAGCAAGCATCAATTGAAAGCTACCTGACTGCTACTGATTACCGTAGTATCAAGACACTTACTATTAACGACTTCACCTATATTGTTAATAGTGAGAAGACAGTAACTGCTAAAGCTGCCCCAACGTGGAATGCAAAAAGGCAGGCTACTCTTGTAGTATCACTCGTAGATCACGCTACTACTTACTCTGTCTCCCTTAATGGTAGTACTTTTACTTACACCACTCCCTCTTCAGGCTCTGGTCACCTAGTTATTTCCACTGTGATGGCTGGTATCTCAGCTGCTATCACAAGTGGCTTTACTACCAAGACCATAATTGACAACACTATTTACCTGACATTCAGCGTTGATACCAATGTGTCTGGCTTTGCTGGTCCCGATGGTAAAGGTCTACGTGTCTTCCAAGACTCTGTGGATACCTTCACTAGGTTACCAGAGCAGGGTAAGCACGGTCAAATTGTCAAGATTGCTAATACAGCTGCTGACAAGGATGACTTCTACCTGAAGTTTGTAGCTGATGATGGTGTTAGTGGTAAAGGTTATTGGGAAGAGACTGTAGCTCCTAATGTGAGTACTGGTCTCAATGAAGCAACAATGCCTGTTGCTCTTATCCGTACCAGCCTTAGTCCACTTACCTTTACTGCTACATTCCTGGATGGTTCCGTTACTGTCAATAGCCTTCCTCTATTGTGGGAACCACGGTTGGTTGGGGATAATGACTCCAACAGTCACCCAAGTTTTGTGGACAGTACCATCCAAGATGTCTTCCTTTTCAATAACCGTCTTGGGTTCTTGACCGAGGACAACGTATCGATGTCACAAGCTGGTGACTATTACAACTTCTATCATAAGACAGCTACTACTCAAACAGCAGCTGATCCTATTGACCTCAGTTGTGCTAGTATTAAACCTGCTACTGTACGATCCGTTACACCAATCACTCAGGGTCTACTCCTATTTAGTGATAGCCAACAGTTCCTGATGGAAGCTGAGAATGGTGCATGGACACCTGCTAGTTGTACTATCCGTACTATTGCTAACTACGAATGTGATCGTTACCTGAAGCCTATTGACCTTGGTTCTACCGTACTGTACACCAGTCGTAACCAGAGCTGGTCAAGAGCCTTTGAGATCTTCACCAGGGGTCAACGTGAGTCGCCTACTGTTACTGAATCTAGTAAGATCGTACCTGAGTGGATTCCCAATACCATCACAGATACCGTTGGTAGTTCTCAAAATGGCCTATGGGCTGCTACTAGTAGAACGTCTAGGTACCTGTATATGTTTAGGTTCTACGAACAGGGTGATGAACGTGCTATGTCGTCATGGGTTAAGTGGTACCTGCCATCTAACATCATCCATACAGCTATCCAAAGTGATGTACTTTATGTACTGACAAGTGGTACTGAAGGGTATACCGTTACTCAGCACAAGCTTGTCTTGTCTCCATCTACCGGTGGTCTTGTTAACACCCTTGGTAACACCGTAGATCCTCACCTTGATTCATGGTGTGAAGTAACTGATGCCACTATGGTATCCCCCACTCCTCCTACTGCACCAAGTTACAGCAACACTACCTCAGTAACCAAGGTCTACCTACCGACATACTTCAACACCACTAAGGTGATCAGGTTTGTGGTTGGTCTACTGAAGGCTGGTGGATCTGGTACACAGTCTGGTTACACTAACGTAGCAACACTAGCTACTGATGGTGGTGGTACCTACTTCAACATCCCTGGTGATGTATCTGGTAATTATATCTACGTAGGTTATGAGTACAATATGGAGCTAACTCTCCCTAGGTACTATTACTCCATGGGTCAACAAGGTGTTGACTTCACTGCTGTTACAACCACCTCCCGTATGGCATTCTATACAGGTCTTGGTGGTGATGTTTATTTTAGCATCCGAGACCGTAGTAGGCCTGAGTGGTCTAGTATTGGTGGCGCTCAAATTGCTGACTTCTACCCAGCTGGTACCTCTCCATTCAGGGATTCATTTATCTACAAAGTTCCTATTTATCAACGGCCTGACAACTATACAATGAAAGTAACTTCTAATACTCCGTTCCCTGTTAGTCTGGTGGCTATGCAATGGGAAGGACAATATTCACCTGGATTCTATAGGAGGGCCTGATTATGGTGTGGCAAGCAATTTTAGCTGGTGCTGGTGCTATTGCTGGTATGGCTGGCTCTGCAGCTTCTACATCAGCTCAAAATCAAGCAATAGAGAATCAATATAAGTATGACCTACAATCGTGGAAGTACAGTAAGCAACGCCTTAGAGCTGATCGTAAACATAATCTAGATCAATGGCGCTACAACAAGCAGAATGAAGAAACTCTAGGTGCATTTAAGGATGCTACCAATCTACAGGATTGGCAGTATCAGGTAAAGATTCAACAGGCTGAGTACGCTCAACAGTTGAAACAGTATGCCAAGTCCGAGCAGATATACGGACAACAACTTACATTCAACCAGATGGCACAAAGTGCTGCTGTTGAAGCTGAGTACCGAAAATTAGAGGATTCTACAGCTGAACTAGCTTTTCAAAATCAAGACATTATTATCAAAGCACTACAAGCGGAAGGTACCTCTGCAGTCAAAGGTCAGCAGGGTAGAAGTGCAGGAAAAGCTGAACAAGCTGAGTTTGCTTCCTTTGGTAGGAATCAAGCCATTCTTGCCCAATCGTTACTTAGTGCCCAAGCTGATGCTCGTGGCGCACTTAAACAGATTGCTAACGATAAGTTTGGTGCTGACCTTGCAGCTGAAGCTAATCGTATGCTTGCTCCTGAGCGTGGTATCGAACCACCTAAGCCTCTTACAACTCCTCGCGCTAAGTACCTTAAGCCACGTAAACTTAAGGAAGCTGACTTTGGACCCGCTCCTATTAAAGGCGCTAAGGCGTCTATGGCAGCAGGTATTCTTGGTGCAGCAAGTAGTGGTTTAAGTAGTATCGCTTCTGCTCTACCAGCGCCAAAACCATAATAGTAAATCTAACAACCGTTAAATGGATCAAGTAAATTACAGAGGGTACGCCCGTAGTATAGGTTTCGATCCTATTAAAGCCCCTACTGAAGGTCTTGCTCGTATGCAAGAGCGAGACAACCGTGTTATACGTAACATGGATGAAAACCGTAGGGCTAATAAGGAAGTCAGAGATGATTACGCCCGTGGTCTTGAGCGCAAACTAAACATTGAATCTCAGGATCGTGATCGTAATTATCTCTATGAAAAGTCACTTGACGAGAATAGACAAAAGTTTGTAGAGAAGAATGCTCAAACATTAGTTCAAAACGAACTGCAACGTAGTAAAAACGTAATGGCTACGTTTGAGAGCTTGGCTAAGTTCAGTTCCACACTTGGTGAAATTGTCACCGAATATAAGAAGGGACAAGATGAGCAAACAAAAGCTGAAGCAGTTTACAAAGTAGCTAGTGGCGAGATTACACCTCAGCAATTTAAAGATGCTCAAAATCTATTGTCACTAGGTAAGGCTGCTGGTAAAGCCAACGATACTATTGCAGCTGAAATGCAGAAGGCTGGTGCTTCTCCGTACCTAATCTCTTCGTTGATGTCTAGCAACCCAATTCGTAAGGTTGCTTTGATTGAGCAACATGCTACCCAAGCATTTGATACTAGGTGGTCCTCCTGGTCCCTTAATAAAATTAATGAGCGTGGGTACACAACTGCAGAACAACGTGCTGCTGCTCAACCTGCACTCTTACAGGAGTTTATGAAAGAAGAGGGTATCGAGGGTATTAACCCTATGACCCTTATGAAGCCTCTTCAACGTTCTCACGCTATCTATGCAGGACACGTTGAATCTGCAAGAAAATCAGACATCCGTAATAAGTCGGATGATATGCGTAGCCAAGCTGTAAAGGCATTAATTGCTAACCCAACAGGTGAGCAGTTCATGAGTGCCTTACAAGAGGTTTCCTTAACTTATGAAGAGGATGGTGCAACTCCTTTGGGACTTAGAGGGGCACGAGCATACCTGTATAAAATTGTATCTGACTCTACTTTGGTTGAATCGGACACTACTGTAACTAATATGCTAAATGATGCCCAGACTGATCAGGGCAGCATGAGAGAACGGTATGCAGCAGAGTTCGATGAGTTAATGGAGCTTCGCAGAAATGATAAAAATCAAGAAGCAGCTGCTATTGAAGCTACTACCAACAGGGAAAATAAGAACAAAGAAGAGGCTCTCCTTAAATGGGTTGAAGAAAACAACCCAAGTCAAGAAGAGTTGACATCCATTATTAACAAGGCTGCAGTTCAAGGCATCCCTACCGACAGACTCAAGGCTTCTCTAGCATTCACTCCAGAACGTCAGAACCAAGACTTCTGGAATAAGCAATTTAGGGAGCAAGAGGAAGCTGGCACGTTATCTGCTGAGGATGTGAATAAGCCTGGCATCCCTATCGAGGTGAAGGAACAGTGGCTGAGTCGGGCACAACGGCTGGATCAAGCCCGGTCTAACTCTGGCATCTCTCAGGAAGTTGTTAAAACTGAACTCTTTGATGCCCTTAAAGAGAAACTGGTTGGTGATAGTACCACCACAGCTCCACACCATAGCCTCCGTAGCGCAGCTGATTACGCATTGAGGGAGTACAACAGGGGCTTTAAGAAGTACTCGATGACGCTAGATCCAGCCCAAGCTGCTGAAAAGGCTAAACTTGATGTCCTTACCAACATTGCAAAAGGTACTGGCAAATTCGCTGTAATCACATCTAGTGCAGCTAAGAAGACAAAGGCATTCTATGGTGCGTTTACACCAGGCAACCATCCTGGTGCTCCAACCGTCAGTGCTTCAACTGATGCTTCCGTTATCTACGCTAAGGTGAATAGAGATAACAGTATTGTTGGCTCAGAGGTGTTAATTAATCCTGGTGTTCTTAAGAGTATCGATAACAATATTAAGAACGGTAAGCCAGTATCTATTCCTGAGATCTACCGTGGACTTAGTAGGGCACTCCCTGGTATGACACCAGTTGATGTCCTTAATGCTCAGCTCAAGGCTGCTGGCCTGACTGGTCAAGTCAAACCGGGAGCTATTGATACTGTAGATCGCACCACTACTGACCCGTACCTTAAGCGTCTGCTGTCTAGTAACCCCATTACTCAAGATAACGTTAACGCTGCTATTGTTGGTAGTGGTAATGCACCTGCTACCATCCGTACTGGTAATGCTGGGTACACTGACATCCAAGCTGTTGCTAGTGCTGCTGGGTTTAAGTTCCCAATGGTTGCTGCTGCTCAATGGGCACTAGAATCAGGATGGGGTAAGTACCGCAGTGGTAAGAACAATGTCTTTGGTATGACGGATCCTAGTAAAAAGGGTACGTTTGCTAATGGCAGGTATTGGAAGAACTACCAATCACCATTGGAATCTGCCAATGACTACGTTCGCACAATGACTGATCCACGGTATGCACCTGGTCTGGCTGCTGCTAAGACACCACGACAAGCTATCGAGGCTATTGCTGCTGGTGGCTATGCCGGTGGTGAAGCTGACTATCCAAGCAAGATTATCCGTATCATGCAACAGATGGGCGTTAATGTTGATCAACCGTATAAGCCAGCACCTCCTGCTCGTAACACCAGTTACATGGGTAAGACACTTGCTTACATCACTGATGGTATAATGCCTGGTGGTGGGTTCAGTGAGCACACCGATATTAAACAACAGGATAATCCTAACACACCTGCTAACGAACGGCTGGCATACTTTAAGGATAATGCCCTTGATAACTTTGTTGAGTTCAATGATCCTGAGTTTGGTAACATCACGTTGTCTGAACTACGTAGGCGTATCCCTATTGCTGGTGGTGGATTCTATGATATGCGTGATGGCGGTACCAGGCAACATGCTGGGTATGACTACGGTACTAAAAAGGGTACCAAACTGTACCTGAAGAATGGTGCTCGTGTTGTGTCTAAATCACAGACACAGTGGGGGTCAATGGTTATTATTCAATTGCCGGATGGCCGGCGTTTCAGTTTCTTACATGGTAAATCAGTATGACAATGAGCCCCTACGCTGCAGACAATGAAGAACTGAGGCGTCTAGAGGAAGAGGCACGGGCTGAAGAGCAAGCATACAAAGCTGCAGCCCCTGCTTATGATCCTAAAACAAATGCCCCCCAGACTATGTTTAAGGAGGCTACACCAGCTGAGAACAAGTCTGCTGGTAATGTACAACCCGTTAAGTCACCAGCAGAGCAGGCAGTTCAGCAGTTGACAGGTGGTGGTGATCAGCAGGAATATAGCCTGGGTGATCGTGCTAGGTACGTTGCTGAACAGTCCTTGGCTGTACCTGCTGGTATTGTAGATTTTGGTATGGATGCTATTGGCCGTATCCCTGGTGCTGAATGGATTGATGATGCATGGGATGCTAAGACAAAGTTCAAGAACCCTGCATTCCAGAAGGTACGTGAAGTATCGTCTATTCTTGTACCTAGTATTGCTGTAGGTATCGCATCTCGCAACCTGACTGCTGTTAGTAAAACTGCTGCTGTAACTGGTGGTGGTAGTGCTGTTGCTCGTGGTCTTGCTGCACTTGGTATTAACGTTGCTGGTGATGTCGCCATTAACACCATTAGTGATCAGTCTGAGGGAAAGACCATCTCTACTGTTGTGAAGGAAGCTGCACCGTGGCTACCTGTACCTGATGCCCTGGTGGTTAAGGACACCGATACACCTGAGATGCGTCGTCAACGTAACATCTACGAGTCGGCTGGTATCAGTGTTATTGGTGACATCATTGGCTATTCAGCTGCTGTTGGCCGTGGTGTGATGGATTGGTTCAAACCAAACGATAGAGCTGCTCAGGAATTCATGTCTTCTGAGGTGCTGGTTAATGCAGACTCTGCTACAGCCATTAAAACATCCGAACTGGATACACAACGTGCAGCCCTGGAAGCGGAACTGGATGCAGTATCGGCACAGGTACCAAGGAATGAAGAGGAGCTTATTGCTCAAAGCATTCAGATCAGTGACCTTGATGCACAAATTAAGGGACTGACAGAAGAAGCTAATAAGCTCAACAAACAGTACACCACAACGGGTGCCTCAGATGTTACTGAGAGCCCCCTAGAATCGTTTGTAGAGCGCCAGCAGACTAGTCGGGATATGCAGATAGATGAGACTGGCAAGCAACGTCTTATGGACGATCCTGAAGGGGCTACGGGTATTGACCCGATGATCACTCCTAAGATCTTCCCTGAGGGTTCTACTGCTGCTCTTAGCGTACCTCCTGGTAATGTAGCCAGGAACATGGCTGATACTACAGCTATCAAGATGGGAACCACTACTGGTACCCCTGCACCCATTCTGTCGGAAAGGGCCTACTACGACCTGAGTAAGGGTAATAGCAAGTCCCGTGACATCCTGGAGGGTCTGGCTGAAGGTACCAGGGAGACTGGTAACTTTGATGCTATTGTAGATGGCTTTAGGTACACCAAGTCACAGATGAGTGATGCTGCCTGGAAGATCTACACAGACATCATCGGTACGGGCAATGTATCTGACCTGAAGAGTTTGTTTCTGGATAACCGTGATGTGAAGCACCTGTTGGATGGTCGTAAGATTAAGTACATCAACGACATTCAAGCAGAGGGTATCGGCTTTGCTATGCGTGAACTGACCGATAAGTACCTTGGTAGGGTTGTCAATGAGACCTCTGCTCGTGCCATGGATACTGTTGGCCGTGAGATCTCTGACATTGCTGAGGGTTATAAGGCATTCCCTGAGAGTGCTGACTTTGATCGTGTTACTGAGATGATTGGTGACCGACTTGCATTCCTCATGGAGGAGTACGCACTGAATAAGTACGTCGCAGGTTGGGCACTTAGGAACCAAGATCGTTGGAAGAAGTTCCTGGAGAAGGCACCAGATAAGGAATCAGCACTTCGTGAAATTACCAATGAGTTCGACCTAAAGGCACAGGAGAAACACGCTCAGGCTCAAGGTTATCGAGACATGATCCGTAGGATTGCTACGGAACGTCCTGATGCAGCACAGCCACTGATTGATGCATTTGCATTGTCTAAGGGTGATGTGGATACCCTGGATAAGCTGATGAAGTGGGCAGCCAAACAAGTCAGCCCAATGGGTCTTATCTACAGTAGTGAGGGTGGTCTCAATGCATTCGCACAAGGTGCATGGGCAGTTCGTTACAATAACATGTTGTCTGGTATATCCGCACTTAAAGCTATCACTGGTACTACCATTAACTTGAACCTTCGTACCAGCAATGCCTTCCTGGGCACTGGTATCGGTATGCTAATGGGTAAGAACACACCAGAGGATCTCCGTAAAGCTACCTATGTCTACAGCTCCTGGTGGACTGTAAACAAACGTGCTATGGGTGATGCTTGGGATACCTTTAAGCGTACCTGGAACAATGGTCGGTGGGGTAATGATAACAAGATGGACTTCCGTGAGCTAGCTCGTGAAGACCTTGTTACCGACTATAACCCAAGTCTTTGGGATACCCTGGCTGATATGGAAGCCGTGTGGGAAAAGGATGGTGACTGGGGGCGTCTCTTCCAGTACAGGTGTGCTCGTCTCCTGTATGATCTAGGTAACTGGCGTTGGACTAAGTACGGTCAGAACGCTATGATCGCCACTGATGCCTACACACAAACCACTGTAGCTTCCCAATTGGCTCGTGCTAGGGCATGGGAGGAAGTGTTTAGCATCGGTTACAAAGGTAGCGAGTTAGCTCAACAGTTGGCTAAGGCTGAGAAGCTTGCTTACGATGAAGCATTTGATGCTGCTGGTAACCTAACTGATGCTGCTGCTAAGAATGCATCTGGTGAGATTGCTCTTAACTTGGATGATGAGATTGCTACATGGTTGACCCGTGGTATCAACAAACTACCAATTCTCAAGTCATATTTTGCCTTCCCCAAGACAGGTGTTAACGGTGTGAAGTACGCTATGTCTTACACCCCCATCGCTACTCTCCCTGGTATGAATAAGTTCTCCAAGGTGTTGTCGGCTGGTGATGACATGGACAAGATCAAGGAAGCATTGAGGGATCATAACATATCCTATGATGCTGAGCCAAATGGTTTGTCTATTTTCAAAGGTATTGAAGCCGAATATCGTGGTCGCCTTGCTTTTGGTGGTTTACTTGCTACTTCTATGATGGGGTATGCTCTTGGTGGCAATATCCGTGGTAATGGACCTGTTAACGCTGGTGAACGTAAGAAGCTTCGGGATAACTTCGGTTGGCAACCAAAGACGATTAACGTCGCTGGTAAGTGGGTTAGCTATGCTGGTTATGAACCACTTGATACCATCCTTACACTTGTTGGTGACCTGGCTTATTACTCACGGGATATCGGCTCTACCTTGACTGAGAATTGGATTGATAAACTTGCTTGGACTATCTCTGCTACATTTGTCAATAAGACGTGGACTGCTGGCCTGGAACCTGTGGTTGCTGTTGCTAACGGTGATGAGACCGCTATCTCACGCTTCCTTGCTAATGAGGTACGTTCTGCTATTCCTATGTCTGGTGCTCTTGGTGTTGTCTCTAACGCTATCACAAGCTCCCAGAAGGACATCTACAACGATCTCATTGGGTATGTAACCAATAAGGTACCAGGCTTCTCTAGTAAGCTTCCAGAGCAGATCGATATCTACACTGGTAAACCACTCAATGATATTGATAACCCTGTGCTTCGTGCTCTTAATGCTGTTAACCCAGTTAAGATCAGCGAGGGTACAGAACCATGGCGTCAATGGCTTATTGATACCGGATGGGATGGTGTGCAGATGATCCGTAAGGACAGTACTGGTAATCACGAATACACTCCACAGGAACGTGAGACCCTGTACAAGTACATTGGTGAACAACAGATCTGGAAAGAGTACGACAAACTCAGCCGTAATAAAAAGTACAACGATCAGCTGGATCGTATCCGTGCTATGCGTGTTCAAGGTCGTCCCTCTAAGGAGATCAATGCTGCTCAAAGTGAAGTACACAAAGTTCTAACTGATGTCATCAGTAATGCACAGAAGATCGCTGAACTTCGTATGCAACGCGAAAATGGACCAATGTGGCGCTCCATCCAGGAGTCTATTTATAATAAAAACCTGATGGCACAAGGTCGTATCGATGATGCTGCCAGGGCTGCTGATCGCAGAAAAGCTGAAATTCAGCGACTTACTCAAATGTACCGATAACCTTAAATGGCAATCACACAAAATACATTTACTGGAAATGGGTCCAACTTGGGGCCCTTTTCTTTTACTTTTAAATGGCTTAATTCAGCTGATATTAAGGTTACGGTTAATAACGTCCTGAAGACAGCTGGCACTCACTACAACCTACAGAGTCTTAACTACACAACTAAGAATGGTGGGCAAGTACTGTTCACTGCTGGTAATGCTCCAGCTAATGGTGCAGCTATTGTCATCTATCGTGAAACAAGTAGCGATGAGCTGATCTCTACCTTTATCTCTGGTTCAGCCATTCGGGCACAGGATCTTAACGATAACTTTGCACAGAACTTGTACGTCTCCCAAGAGACTTCAAACAACTCTGTTCAAGATGTTGGCAACGTAACACTGACTGCTAACTATACCTTCTCTGGTACTGCATCTGGGCAGACACCTACTGTTTCTAGTAACTTTGCTACCAAGGGATATGTTGATGGCATTGCCTTGAGTGGTACGGTACCTGATGGTGATCGTGGTGATATTACGGTATCCAGTAGTGGAACCGTTTGGACTATTGATAATGGTGCTGTTACTGCAGCCAAACTAGATACCGCTTATGTACCTACATCTGGTATTGGTGTAACTGTTCAAGCCTATGATGCTAACACAGTCAAGACAAACGTTCTACCTACCTTTACTGTTTCCACACGTAGCACTGAACGTACTATTACCTCTGGTGCATTTGATCTTGCTACGGGTAACCTGTGGACCGTTGGAGCCATCACGGTCCCTAACCCCACCAATGCTGTAGCCGGTCAGACCGGGGCAATTCGCATCACTGCTGGTCCTGTGGTGTGGTCGTCCAACTTTAAGTTTCCCGGTGGTATTGCTCCGACCATTGCTACGTTCCCAGCCGTTATCCCTTATTACGTGTCGGGAAGTTCAACCATCCTGATGGGCAATGCAGTTGCGGGGATTGCGTGATGAATAACGGAGAACAGTTCTTTAATACGGCAGCGGGTGGTGGATACGCTATTCAGCGTTCCATTCGTCTAAACGAACCCGACTCGGCGTACCTCAGCCGCACCCCCGCATCAGCCGGCAACCGCAAGACGTGGAGCTATTCGTGGTGGTGCAAACGAGCTTACGGCGGGAGCGTTGCTTACTACATGTTCGACGCCAGCAATGGGACTGGCGAAGCGCCTATTAGGTTCGACATAACCAACGACACGCTCGACATAATAGATGACAGCAACTACAACCTAAAGACGACCCAAGTATTTAGGGATTTATCCGCCTGGTATCACTTTGTAATCGCCTACGACACTACGCAGGCTACTGCCAGCAATAGGCTTAAAGTTTATGTAAACGGTCAGCAAATTACAACGTTTAGCACGGCTACCTATCCCGCTCCGGACGCCCTGTCTAGGCACAACAATAACATTGCGCACAATATTGGAAGATACGTTGTAGGCGCAAACCGTTATTTCTCCGGCTACCTCGCCGACATCCACTTCATCGACGGCCAAGCCCTAGATCCCACCAGCTTCGGCGAGTTCTCCGCGACCACCGGCGTGTGGGTGCCCAAGGCGTATAGCGGCCCCGCTGCCACCGGCAACTCGTTCTGGCTGCCCTTCAGTGACAACTCGGCAGCTACAGCAACGACGCTGGGCAAGGATAACTTCAACCTGGGGAACAACTGGACGCCCAACAACCTTTCCGTCACCGCTGGTGCAGGCAACGACTCCCTCGTAGACGTTCCCGTTAATGGGGCGCAGACGGATACCGGTGTGGGCGGCGAAGTAAGAGGAAATTATGCGACGCTGAACCCCCTTCAAAATACTGGCAACACGTTAAGTAATGGAAACTTGGATGCTTCTATTTCAAGTACGTACTGGACAGGTTCTACCATTAACGTTACTACTGGCAAATGGTATGTCGAATTTACGGTAGGTGCTACAGGCACTATCCAAATGTTCGGTTTATGTAGTTCGGCTTTCTATGGGACAGGAACTAACGCACCGTGGACCACATCCGGAGCGGGCGATGTCACATATTATGTTGCTGACGGCAGGGTTTATGTGGATGCTGTAAATACAGGTACTACATCTGCGGCCACTACGGGTGACATTATTTCTTTTTCTTTTGATGCCGACGCACGTTCTGTCGCTATCCGAAAGAATAATACACTCTTAACGACTAAGACTATAACCGCGAGCACGGCTGGGTATAACTTTTATGTTTCATCTGGCGGCGGCTCTTGCACGGCTACGTTGAACTATGGTTCTCGTAGCTTCGCCTACACCGCCCCCAGCGGCTTCAAGGCACTGTGCAGCACGAACCTGCCCACGCCGACGATCCTGAACGGGGCGACGGCGATGGATGTGAAGCTGTGGACTGGCAACGGTACATCTCAAACCATCTCGGGACTTGGGTTCAGCCCGGATCTGGTGTGGGTAAAAGTTCGCAGCAGTAATTCCTACCACGCCTTATACGACCAAATACGCGGAGTGAACCAGCGCCTATCAACTAACGATCCAGGCGCAGAAAATACAACTGCATCGTCTGTCACCTCATTCGACAGCACTGGATTTACCCTTGGCAGTTACATTGGCGTTAACGAAAATACTCAGACGTTTGCCGCCTGGGCCTGGGACGCCGGCAGCTCCACGGTCACGAACACCGCTGGCACGATCAGCAGCCAGGTGAGGGTGAACGCTAGTGCGGGGTTCTCGGTGGTTACTTATACGGCAGTTGTTGCTGCAAACCAGACTGTGGGGCATGGGCTGGGTGTGGCTCCCAGCATGATCATTTGCAAGTCGCGTAGCACGACTGCCAGTTGGTCCGTCTACCACAGGTCGCTAGGAACATCATCCGACTATCTTGTCCTAAACCTAACAGACGCCAAAGGCACATCAACCAATTACTGGGGATCCAGCCATCCGACTTCGACAGTGTTCGGCGTAGATGCGAATGGCTTCGCCAACAACAGCGGCAACATGGTCGCCTACTGCTT